CGTGAACATGGAGCTCTACTCCTCCGCCATATCCGCCTTGCATCGAAACTGGGATCCTTCGTCCATCAGGGAGAGGAACGAAAGCCTCGTTCTGAGACCCTTCACCGAAGATCGCAGCTTGAGCACCTTGAGCGATACCGCCTCCAGCATACCGTCGAATTGGGATCGGCCCTCTCGCTCCCATGATACCACCTTGAGCGAAGTTTACTCCAGCCATGGGAACGTTAACGCCGCCATAGCTGTTGCCGGAACTAACGAAGTTGGCTGTCCCTGATCCTCCTCTGAATAAACCACCAAGGAATCCACCGACGCCAGCATTACCTCCAAGAACCTGATCAGTCGTACCAAATAGCCAGTTCTTAAGTGGGTTGACCGCAGCCAGTTTAATCATGGTGTTGAGCAGATCAGTCATAACGGCTTTAACAGTATCCGCAAAGGCCTGAGCTTCACTCTTGCCCTGAACGAGAGCGTCAACGAAGTTAGTTACTCCAGTAGTCATACCCTTCCCGAATAGATCGCCTAGAGTTGAGAAGGCGGATACCTGATTCTTCAGTGTCAATTCGCCCTGTTTCAACTTGCCATATGATTCGGCATACTGCGCGACGAGTTTATTAAGTTCTGCCGCAGGGATCTTAGCCCGTTCTAGGTTGATCTTGAAGTCTGCAACCTTGTGGTTGACATCTTCCTGCATGTCAGCATATTGCTTAATCGAAGGCGATGCAAAGAGCACGTCGAATTGCGTAGTCAGATCTCGAATCTGCTCTTTCGCCTTAGCGATTGTACCTAATTGCTGGGTTGTAAGATCTTTGACAGGATCAGGTCGAGGCTTACTCTCGACATCGGTTTGACGTTTGAGAATGTCTTGCAGGTCGGCAATGTTCTTCTTAGTCTGCGCAATCTTAGCATCGGTCTGCTGCAAATTGGAGACTACGTTTATGCCTCCCATATTCTTGAAGGACTTATTAAGTTGATCCTGCGAAGCTCCTAAGCCTTCTGCAAGCTTTTGATACCCTTCGATCGCAGTGCCTTGCTTAGCATACTCATCTCGCTGTGCTTGCAAGTTAGTAAGTAAGTCTTGCTGTTGTTTGATATAGTCGTTGGTTGGCCCACGAACTGAGGTAACTAGGTTCTGTTGAGCCTTGATATAGTCTTCGACTGCAGGAGTCGTATTGAGGAAGGACTGTCGAGTATCGGCGAGAGCACTATCGAGCAACTTACCTGCCCCATAGTAAGCACCTACAGCAATTGCAAGGACGGCTAAGACTTTGGCAAACGAAGTCAATGCACCTAAAGCACTCGCCGCATTTATTGCCGCGATAGCTCTTGCGAGACCGATAATACCTTCAGTGAGTGCTGTTAGACCTGCGTTGATGAGCGGTGCCGCAAAAGCTGCTGCCAAAGCTGCAGCGAGTTGGAGGAGCTGCTGAACAAATCTACCTGCATTAGTCGAAGCCCCAAGTAGGAGATCGGCAATGCCTGTAATCGACGCTTTATAAGCATCCGATACCCCAATTTGTTTGTCTAAAGAATCAATAGCTACGATTCGAGCCGTTTGGAGCCTACCTTCAGCTGCAGCGATCGTGTCAATATTCTTAGATGTATCGATGTTGTAGGCCTTCTTCAACTGAGCAGCAAATTTTGTCAGGTTCGAAGCGCCAACGTCACCTTGCGAGACCATTGTCATCAGCTTAGTTGTAGTCACTCCAAGAGCTTGGGCCAAAATCTTAACTGCTCCAGGCAGATCGTTGCCGAGCTGAGTTTTCAGCTCCTGCATTTGAATGGTGCCTTTGGAGATCATCTGCTGGATAGCAAGGAAGGTACTCTTAAGCTGCTCGTTTGATAGCCCAAGCTTAGTACCTGCAAATGCTATAGTCTCGAAGACATTTCGAACGCGCTCACCTTCAAGACTAGTACCCTTAGCTGCAGCTTCAATCTGCCCATACTCATGTGCTAGCGTATCGAATGCGACACCCGTCTTTTGAGACAAGTTAGTGAGATATGACATTTGCAAGTTGGCAATTGTCTGATTCTGGTAGACTGCTTGGAGAGTGGAGTTAATATTCTGGAGGGAACGCTCAACTGAGATTGCTGCATCCGAGAACTTTAGGAACCCATAGGAACCTGCAGCAACACCTGCAATCATTGCAGCCCAGGATAAGGAGAAATGATCTGCTAGGTTAGATACGACACTAATACGCGTGGCGACGCCGCTGAGTGGGCCGTACACTAGGACTGCAGCAGAGGATAGTTTCTGCAAGTTCGCAGCCATCGTAGTCTTTTCAGCTTCTTGCTGGGCAGCAACCCAATTCTTCATGATGCGCTGCCCGTTGGTCATTGTCTGACCAAACTGCGTCATCGCACGCTGATATTCCAGCGCGGATAGCTTGCCTGAGGTCATGGCCAACGTAAGATTGTCAAGACCCTTAGTTGATAAGGTATTGAGCCCTTTAGTTAGGGCTTCAGGGGCTTGAAGATTTCTGACAGCATCTTGATATCTCTGCACTTTCTGCAGAGCAGACACCATAGCAGCTTCTTGGCGGAGAAAGGCTTTCTCAACAGTAGTTCCAGCAGCATTTGCAGCTGACGCCATCTGATCGACGGCAGCCCCAAATGCTTGGATCGAGCTGATACTAGCCTTTAACTGGGTAGTATCAGCTCCAATACCGAAGGTGATAGAGCCAAGGCTAATAGCCATCGTCAGCCTCTCGAAGCCTTCTTCTGCCTCTCAGCTTCCAAGTTCAGGAAAGCTACCCACCTAGCGAACTTAGTTTCGCTCCACTGTAGCACAACCTCTTCGTCGAGGTTAAGCTCGTAGGCGACTTGCATCGTTAGGTAGAGCCCTGGGTTTTGGATGAGGTTTCGGCGCTCTTGGGAAAATTTACGTTGGTCAACTCCTCTAAAGCAGATGACACATCAACGAAATCTTGCCCAAAAGGAAGTTGTAGGAGAGCTGCCTTGTCGGTATCTTCGAAGAGTTTCTGATCCGTTCCAGGAACGTAGGCGTGATCAATGAGGATACCGATTACGCCATCCTTCTCACCTTCTTGTCGCGCCTGAAGAATATCAGCAAGCTGAGGCTGTCGAATTTCGATGGTACAGCCAAAGAATTTGACTACCTTCTTTTTGACCTGCCTCGAAGCGAAGACGCCTGCACGAATAGAATCACGAGAGGGCGGAAGAAGCTCTGCCGCTCCCTTGTTCACTGCGTTTTGGAGTTTGTCGTTGTCTGCCATTTTAGCCTCCCAGCTATGGCGTTATGGTGCTTACGGGAATGCTACAGGGGCACCAGATCCCTGGAATTTGAACGAGAACTCGTTCATGACATCGAGCCCTCCTGCGAGTGTGGCCTCGGTGATTACTGCAGAGCCCTTATGGCCAGTAGTACCATCTTCAAGGTAGTTCACCTCAATGATGGTGTTTCCAGTCCAAGCCGTCAGAGCTGCCTTGACAGCAGCGTTAATCGTAGAGTTGGAGGGGAAGCTCCAAGTAAACGGAGAGATCACGTCTGCTTGATCAGGCACGGAAAGCTGATACGTAATGTCTTGCTCTTCCAAGGCACCAACGTTACCAGACTGATCCATAGTAACAGGTTTCATGAACCCACGAGCAACCGCGTTACCAGAACCATCAGGAGAGATTTCGACTACAACTTCACCACGGCCTTGGACTGCTGCCAAGAAGCCGTTAGATACGTTAAAGAAGCCCTTCAGCTGGAGCGAAACCGTCTTCAGCCCGTAGTCGCTATCCATGTAACCGCCGTTCGACTGCGCAGAAATGAAGTCTGACGTGTCAATTGTGGCAGCAGTCTGTGTAAGCGTGAAGGTATTGGCAGACGCAATCTGCGTCGATGGCAAGTAGGAGCCGTCGAACGTGATTGGGCCAGTAACAGTATACCCAGAAGCAAACGTAACCTGACCAAATAGGTAATCGATAGATTCGATGTTCGTTCCTGTAACCGTGACTCCGTTATCCTTGACCGTAGGAGGAACGAGACGATTCCAGATATTCTTTACCGCATTGGTGATCTTGTAGGTCTTACCTGAAACAAGAGTCGTTGCCTCAGCAGTAAAGGCTGTCGGAGATCCCGTCGCCTTAACAGTTGCAACGTAACCTGCAAAGCCCTTGTAGAACCCATTGCAGGCGAGATTGAAGTTCAGCATACCTGTCTGAGAGGACTTGTAATCCTGCCCGAAGATGGTATCGTCGATCGCCGTACCTGTGATATGCTGTTCGCCTTTATCACCTGGGAACGTATTCCAAGTGACACCGCTGTCGGTAGAGATCTGGATTCTCTTTGCCATTAGAGTGGTTCCCTCGTAGTAAGGTTAGTATCACCAGGTTCCCAAAAGATCCTGAAATTGACAGAAAAGATCGGCCTTTTCTGGTCGTCGTATGTTACTAGTGTAAGCTCGCTAAGGATGATGATCCCATCAATACGGTCTCCGCTAGGTAACGTTTGAGGTGTGATTCCTAGCAGATAGTCGCGAACCTGTCTTGCCTTCTGCCATCCTGAAACGTAATCATCCGGACCGCCTCTAACTTGAGTCATGATCGTGAGATAATCTAGCCTCCACTTAGGGTTAGGCGCGATACCCCCAGTGTCGTAGAAGACTATGACTAAGTCAGGCTCAGGAGTCATCTGGCCAACTTTCACTGTCCAATCACTAGTAACAATGCTCCCAGGGAGCAGAGCAGCTAGTTGATCAGCTGGTGAAGTTGCGATAGCCATTACGCACCCATAAATTCCTTGTATTGAGCTGCCAGAGTATCGATCAAGCTTCCCATACCATCGTTGACTGCTTTCTCCAGGAACTTTGCTTGGGTAGGCGGCTTATGCGGAATCTCGATCATCTCGTGGACGTAAACTGCGTAGTCAGGATCGCCTCCTTTAGCGTACCCGATCTCGACTTTCGGATTTCCTCGGAACTCAACGATCTCTATGTATCCTGACTCTTTCAGTCTTCCCGTATCAACTGGC